AAAAACCCTAAATATGGTCCTGTTAATAACATTGCCAAAAAAGGTTTTATTTGGAAAATAGTTAATACTGGTATAACCCACATAAAAAAGTGCAATCCTATGCTTGGAGTGAACCAATATCTTCCAGGAGCACGCAATCTTACATTCCAAGCAATGTGTTTATTTCCTGAAAATGAACATGTTTTTTTACCACATAAAGGTTCGTTTTTATTGTCACATAGTTCTTCATCTTTAACAAAAAATAACCGACTTACCAATAATAAACCAGCAAAAAACGACATATACAAAAATGTAAAATTTGGTTTATTAGTAAATGCAAATAACCATATATTGAAAAATAGTGGTTGAAAACATATATGAATATATCCTATGTTTGTCAAAAATTTATTATAATTATTATTACATTGGTCAATTACTTTATATTGAAAATATTGTAGTATTTCCATAAGAGCAAAATACCCTATACCAATAGAAGCATATATATTTTTATTATAGAAATATAAACTTGATAAAATTCCAGTAACGCCAATAGCTAATGAAATATTTTCAGAAAAACACATAATATATATATATATAATTATTATTATATTTTACTCGGCATTTGAAATGTAAAAAGGTGTATAATTGATACAATATTGCAATACTTAACAATTATTGCAATCTGATTGATTTTATTATACAATTCAAGTTAAATTGATAACATCTCTTTATTATTACTGTCGTGACAGTCACGTTACTTAGACTGACTGTGCGACACAGTAATAATAATCTTGAAATACGGTTTTGTCTTTGACGCTGCGGCTCATTTTGGCGGTGGAGAAGCCTTCGGAATCTGCTGCTTGTGCAATGGTGTTCCATGTCTTCAAGACTTGATTTGAATTGACTAGGCGTTTCTCGACCTTCTTGCCTGTGGTTGAGAGTTGGACGCCGATGATTGGGTTTGTGCCCTGTTCTTGAACAGCATTTTGTTTCAATGTATAGTAATCATCTTTTAGCCCCAGACCATAATAGCCTTCATTTGCTCCGGTTTCAAACCAAATCGTTGATTTTAATGCATTCGGGCAAGAATTCAAGTAGGTCTTCAGGTTTTTCAGGTCGTTTTCGTTTGGTGTCTGTCCCACCGATATTTTCCATTGCTGATACTCTTTCAAGAGTGTAGAATTCAGGATTTTGCCGCGGTCGGAGAACTTACAGCACTGGAAAATAAAGGTTTCAACACTGAATTGTGCTGGGTTTTCAGTCTCGGTTGCGATAACCTTCTTATATTCCACAGTCTTCAACTTGATACCCTGATAACCATGAATACGGCCGATACGCTTGGGTTTGAATTTGACGTCCATATAATGTTTCAATGCGTGGAAGGTCTCTTTCGCTGGTTTTGTATGCGACCAAAGACGAAACCGCCCTTCAATATTTACGGATTCCTCTTCCACATCGGGGCGCACAATACAGCATGTCGCGACGAATTGGTCGAACTTTTGTGTCAGTTCGTTATCAGGGAGAAGGATGTGTTCACTGAACGGGGATTCATTTTCGCTTGCAACGACTTGAAGTGCCTGTGTTTGTTGTGCGGTCTTCTCTTTGAGCTCATTGTTGGCGAGGGTGAGTTCGTGGATAGTCTTCTTTTTCGTTTCGAGGTCACTGACAAGCTTCGCGTTCTCGGCTTCCAATTCTTCATTGCGTTGAAGGAGTTTGTTGAAATTTTCCACGTTATACATTCTTGAGTGAATGATATCCTCAATGTGTTTTGTCAAGCGGGCAATTGTAAAATTTGTGCTGTCGTATGCGATGATTTCATTTTTGTTTTTCCCGGCGACTTCAATCGTGCGAAGTTGACGCTTGATTTTTGGGTGGTCTTTGATGTAGTTCTCAATTTCGACCTTGTTATGGACTCTAAATGCTGCGGCGAGAATGAAATTGGTGTATTTCTTATGATGGTCGGCGACACGGGCGGCGAGGTTGTTGGTGTGGCCGAATTTAATTAGTTTTTCGTTGTCGGCGTTGGTGTTGTCGATGGTGCCGAAGTAGATACACTCGGTATTCACTGGAAATTGGCTGATAAGGGTTTTCTCTACGGCGCGTTTCTTTTCTTGGGTAAGGGTGATGGTGGCTTGGTTGAGGGTGGAGATGACTTCGTTCTTTTGTTCGAGTTGCGCGCGTAGTTCGCTGGTCTCAGTATCAAGGATTTGGTGGAGTGTTTCTTCCATTTTCATATAATATTCATGGATTTCGCTAGCCTTATTCGTTTGTGCTTTCAAGCATAGTGATTTGAAGCAACGGATAGTGAGTTTGATGGTTTGCTTGTTTTTACCGCCATTTTTTGGTTTAGATGGAACGGTTATTTCAGTTGGTTGTTCTTCATCACTACCACCTGACACGTTTTCTGGTTGTTCTGATTTTTTAAATTCAGGAATGGAGACAGTATAATCTACGTTGATTTTGAAGTTTTTTTCAAGCATTGTTTTCGCGGCTATCTTCTGACTAAAGCCCATCCACCTCCACACATCGTCCAAATCAACCACAAAGTCTATATTCTTATTATAATTCAGGTAACAATAAAAACTACTGACAAACAATTGCTGTTCGAATGTGCTGAAGTTTTCTTGGAGTTTCTCGAGAAGGATATTATTATATTTTTGAGACAACTTTGTAATCGGATTTTTCTCGATGAGTTCAACAATGTTGAGGGTTGCCGAAGAGGCGGCGGAGGCAGAAGAAGCGGAGGACATCGTTATGAGCGTATGTTATACTATGTATATACGGATGTATTTAAGTTGTTTTCGCTTTATGGATGTAAAGCGGTTTTTATGAAAACGCATTTTTTATAAAATTTAATTAGACCATGTATAACTGAACGATTGATGCGGTGGATATTTGCTTTTAATAAACGAATGCGTATTTATGAAAAGCGACTGGTATGATTATAGTCGCTTTTATAAATAAAAAGTAAGATTATGAAAGTGATGGGTTAAAACGGTCGTCGCTTTTATACAAAAAAGCGAAAAATAGGGGGTGGGGAGGGTACAATGCTAATTTTGGCAAACCGCTCTATAATATTATAGAGCGGTTTCTATTGAATGCTAATTTATCCATCTTGCTCCTCCGAAAAGAGGAGCAACTTTCCCTCACCACTTGCTCTTCTTCACGTTAATCTTCGGTCCCTTGCTATTTTTCGCAGCATTAGGGTCATATGACTGGTCTCCTTCGTCGTCAGAACCGAGATTTTTCGATATTTCCCAGAACTCCTTACTGCCCAGCTTGAAAGGCCCGTGCTGCTGTGCCTTATACCAGAAGATTTGGTCTTGTAATTTGTTCGATTTCGCGTTGTTATTGATGACAAGACACTCATAATTCTCGGTGCACTGGTCCATGACCTGACAAAAGCTCTCAAATGTGGGGAACATTCCCGCATAGTTGTCGTAGATTCGCTTACGATTCGCAATATATGGCTCGCGGAGGATAAAAACGTAGTCGATATTCGTGCGGAGATTTGGAGGGATACCAAGGGGATATTGCATTGTGATGACTAACATTATCTTCCAATGACGCCCATTCATAAAGAGGAGTCGCATCATCACGTCCTTCGTCCATTTGTTATCATACAGACAGTCATCCAAAACGACAAATGTGCGCGGGTCAATGGATGACTTCTTGTATGTGTCCATTTCCTTTTTCACCTGCTTGAGAACGGCCTTTTGCCGCTTGAGAATATTCTCGATGATGGCTGTATTATAAGCGTCGTGAATGAATAGTTTTGGGACGTGGGCGGCGAAGAAACCGTTGCCTGCCTCTGTCCCGGAGATGACGGTTCCAATGGGAATATCTTGGTGATGAAACATTAAGTCCTGAACGAGGAAACTTTTTCCGGTATCACGGCGTCCAATGAGCACGATAACTGGACCCTTATTTTCATCCGGACGAAAGCTGATTGCCTTCATATCGAATTTGGCGAGCTCTAAATTCATTATAAACGAAACCTTGAACCGAAGTATAATAATACAAATGATATATATTTTTTTGTGATATTTTACACGAAGCAAGCACGCCCGTTTAAAACTGATATAAAACTTCTATCGAACAATCATATTATCATCCGTCATCCGTCATTTAGGAAAAATGGTGCCGACACCGACACCGCCGACATTCCAACTTCACTATCGTAAACATAAATACACACCGGAGAAGATAGAATCAGCATTATTGTATGATATCCAGAATTATATTCCGATTTATCGGCGATTTTTCGATATTAATGAAACCAATTATAACGGAATTCAGTTGAACCAGAAGTATTATTTACAGAATATTATCGAGCATCCTTCGCGAATTATGGAGAATAACTCTTCACTAAATCATTTAGAAACGATAATCGGCGATGATGCAGGAAACACGATAAATGTTCCGATGTTTGTGAAGTATTCGCCCTTGTTAGACCCTATACGATATTTGTCGGGGAAATACGAGCCAACCGCGACCGCGACCGCGACCGCGACCGCGACCGCGACCACACCGGCGTCGAAGTCATCACTTCCTAAATACGATTCTACACCAGATACTTGCGAAGAAAAGATGCTCAATACCAATAATTCGTCGTATGTTGATGGGTTTTTCTCGTATTTAACGAGTTGTGCTCTTCATACCCACGGAGTTGTCCACGGGCTTGATTATTATGGCAGCTATCTTTGTAAACAACGCGAATTCTCGACGAATGTATTCGATGATATTGATTATTTGGCCGATTGTTCCTTTTTCAATACCTATGAAAATGAGCGTTTTACGATAGATTATTCGCAATTTGGTGATGATGATTCTAGCTTGCATAATACTAATAATAAATGGATGAAATTACGAAATAAGTTGAATCCAGTATTACACGGCGGCAGAAATGTCCCCATTACGATTCTTGAAGATGACATTGTTTTTGAACCAATGACGATTTCGCCGCCGGCATCTACAGACACCTCGTTACATATCGAGCAACCAGAGTCAGTATCTCTCGACATTGTAGAAATAAATATGGATGACTTCGATGCACATCAGCAACAGCAACAGCAGCAGCAGCAGGAGCACTGTCGGCATCGGCAGCAGTAGCAGCAGCAGTTGAACCAGTGGGCTGTGGGAGCAACACAGCCAGCTGGC